GAGGTATGTCATCCAGTTTCGAGTGTAATGTGTTTAGGGAGTCCGCCACCATGTTGGAGAGTTTCGAGTTCACTTGATTGAGGAACTCCTGTTCTGTCATGTCGAGACGGTATCTTAGAAAGTTCGCTACTGTTTTTCTGAGTTTGGGATCTACCTTTGCTATCTCGCGAGCTTCCGCCTCCGGGTTTGATTGTTTGGATGCGATCTTGGCTGCTGATTTGATTATGTTGTTCTTTGTCATATCGTCACAAAACCCTCTTACGGAGTTTGGTTTTTTACGTCTTCTGTATATGCGAGGCATCTTTTTTTGTTTATTCGCATATTTTTATTGACTGTGCAATACAAAAGACTACGGATGTAGTCGTGATGGATATTGAGGTGGCAAAGGAAATACTTGAGAAGAGTGGTATAAGCAGGGATGAATTTGCTGGTATGGTTGGCGTGAAGAGTACTTCCATGCGGATGACTTTTTACAATGGACGGTTCAGCAAGAAAGCGGTCGCCCGTCTCGAATTGCTTGCGGAAGACCTCGGTATGGACTTGGGGGGTGGCAGGGAGGAAGCTCGGGACGTCAAGGAAGGGATGATCAGGCAGAGCATGGGCAAACCGAGGGAGCGCATGGGAGTTGTCTATTCATTGCCCAGGAATCCGTATTTGCGACTTGTTGAGTTTGAGGATGGTACGCATGGAAAGTTCCGCGCGAAGGAGGGAAGATTCGGATTGGGTAGTCGTGTTAAGCTGAAGAAGGGCGAGGGAGACGTTTGGGAGTTATGCGGTGAGTATGACAGGAAGGATAGATTGTGTGGATAATCCCCAAAACGTTATCAGCTTTTGTACCGGATACGGAGGGCTTGAACTTGGAATTGGACGAGCGGGCGTGGATGTTAGAATCGTCTGCAATGTGGAGATCGAAGCCTTCGTCCAAGCAAACTTGGTTGCGAAGACTGAAGAAGGGCGGATGGCTGACGCACCTATCTGGACGGATCTTAAAACCTTCCCTGCATCAATCTTTCGAGGAAAAGTTTGTGGAATCATTGGAGGATATCCCTGCCAACCATTCAGTTCAGCGGGGAAGCGAAAAGGGGAAGAAGACCCAAGGCACTTATGGCCATATATCCGAAAGCACGTCAGGGCAGTTAGACCTCTTTGGTGCTTTTTCGAGAACGTCCAAGGTCACGCCACGATGGGGCTATGGCGAGTCCTGTCCGATTTGGAAGAAGAAGGTTACGAAACGACGTGGGGCATATTCAGCGCGGAAGAAGTCGGCGCTCCTCACCAACGCAAGCGAGTGTTCATCCTTGCGAAACTTCCCGACTCCCGAAGCCCACACGGTGGAGAAGTACAGTTTGCAGAAGGACGGGCAGAAGAAAACGCAAAGGAGCAGGAATCTGACCGCAATGGCGATAAACGGGGAGTTGGGCAATTGGCCAACCCCGCGAGCGGGCAACCCGGGGAGTCGCAAGCCCGGAACGGGGGGCAAGATATTCGCGGAGGAAGCGAAGAAGAATTGGGGGACACCGCGAGGCTCGATGGCAAACAGTCCAACGGAGAAACAGATCAAGTTCGGCGCGCCTGCGAAGAAGATCGAGGATCAAGTGATGTGCGAGGAACAGAGTGGCCCGCCCGCCCCGGAGAAGAGCAATACGAGTGGGAAGAACCACGGGTCACCGAAGCTCAATCCGAATTGGGTGGAAGCATTGATGCTGGGCAGGGGGATGACGGGGTGGACGCAACTGCCAACCGAGTGGATCGACTCCGATTGCTCGGGAACGGAGTAGTGCCGCAAACTGCGGAACTGGCATGGAGAACTTTATGGAAGGAATTGAATGAAAAAAAATAAGAAACAAAAACTTTATTTAATCGGGTATGAAAAGAACCCTCACGGCAAGGAGACTCCGATTTACTCAACGGTTGAGCCTGTAAAGAAGGTCAAGGGTTCGCGCCTGCCCGGAGCGAGAAAGAAAGAAACTGAGCTATGAGCGTGGATAAGGATTGGTGGAAACTCGAACCCAATGATGATGATCAATGCGATGATATGTGGGGAGTGGGAGAGGATGACGAGGAGGAACGAGAAGACGAAGAAGAGAGTGAGGAAGAGTGAACGTATGCTCACTTTGCCCGAAGCTCAGGAAGCGGAGAAGCGCTTTTGGAGCAATACGCAAGTCATCCGGTTCGAGGTTGGGAGCGATGGAGAGAAGCGCCCCGTGCGTTCAAAGGTTCAGCGCGTAGTGCCTAGTGACTTCTTTGACTTTAGAAAGGGGCGCAAGAAGTGAGTGGCGCGGGCAGACAATTGATTCACGAAGTGAAAGTGTTGCTTAGACGTTGGGAATTGGAATCCGATCTTTTGCAGGAGGAGATAATCACGTGCCTCAAGGACGGAGTGAACGAGTATTACCAGGAGGATATCGTGGATTTTGATAGTGATATGGATTTGGGGGAGGACGAATGATGAACGTTTACAAACCGACCAAGAAGATAGGCACTTGGCAACAGATGGTGGTTCGCATGACCAAGGAGCGTGACGAATTGGTTGCGAGGAACAAGAAGCTCGAAGAGGAGAACATGGGACTCAAGCGCAGATGTTGCGACTTATGGAAGGAAGTGACTGAGGAACGGGCGAAGAATGATTCGTGAAATGTCCCAAGGGATGGAATCCGACCTTTTGGCGCAAATACGGGCGAGCGATACCCGAATCCGTTGTCGAATTACCACGGTGCGACTTGAGAAACCTCGGGCCACCATGCTCGAAATTCGACCCCGAGACGTTGGAACGGATACTGAAGGCTGGGCAGTTGGCCCGCAAGAAATCCCGGTCAAAACGCTCGAAGAAGCGATAATCTTGGGAATGGAGATACAGGCGAGGGAATGAACTTTTTTTATATTCAAAGACTACATAAAGCTACGAAATGAAGCACGTATTGTCACTAGGGGCGGGCGTGCAATCAAGCACAATGGCATTGATGGCGGCGCATGGGGAGATTACACCGATGCCTGACTGCGCGATCTTTGCCGATACGCAAGCCGAACCGCAAAGTGTTTATGATTACTTGGATTGGCTAGAGGGGGAATTGCCGTTTCCTGTTTATCGGGTGTCTTATGGTAATCTGACAAAGGATTGCTTAGAACCGAAAAGAAGGCAGAAAGATACGCCTAACGGGAAAAAGGGAAGCACTTACATGAAGGGTATTATACCCAAGTTTGGTATATCACCTGATGGGGAAAAGACCGCTGCCATAGGTAGGGCGTGTACACAGGATTATAAAATAAAACCAATTCATAAAAAAATAAAGGAACTTTATGGAATTAAGCGTGGGGAAAAAGAAGTAAAAGTCACTCAATGGGTTGGCATATCTTACGATGAGATTCAAAGGATGAAAGAACCTAGGGACAAATGGATGGAGAATCGTTGGCCATTGATCGAGCTACAAATGCACAGGCATCATTGCAAGATATGGATGAAAAAAAACGGATACCCCGAACCTCCTCGTTCCGCTTGCGTTTATTGTCCATTCCGTAATGACGCAGAATGGCGCGATCTTAGGGATAATGAACCCAACCATTTTAAAGAGGCAGTTGAGTTTGATAAAAACATAAGAGATCAGCATAAAAAATACGCTGCTGATTCATGCATGGAAGTTTACCTACATAAGTCATGCAAACCATTGGACGAGATTGATTTTGATTCTGACGAGGACAAGGGGCAACTTACTTGGGACTTTCAAGCGGAGTGCGAAGGAATGTGCGGGGTGTAGGGAATGCCCAAGATAACCTATACTGACGAGGTAGACGCGAGGTTTGGCATCCCGTGGACTGATGACCTCAAGTATGACAAGGGCGAGCTTGTATGCGCGTTGAGCGAGGAAGAGATTGATCGCTTGACCATCGAAGACACCGAGCGCGCTGAGACGCTCACACGCTTGCTTATGGATCAACCTACTAGCGAGAAGGAAGATCCCATACAGTGGGGATGGACGCTGCCCGGATGGAGACGGGTGATGGAGAGATTCGACAAGGACAAGATCCACGTGATACTTGGCGGCAACCGGTCATCCAAGACGATGTTCGCATCTCGTATGCTCGTACACTTGGCTCAGGCAATCCCCGAAGCTGAGATACGATCCATGCACGTGACTGAGGAGCGCAGTATTCAAGATGCGCAGAAAACGATTTGGCAAAACTTGCCCATGCGGTACAAGCGTTCCAAGAAGAAGAGCGCGAATCATAGCTTGCAGTACAATCAGAAGAACGGATTCAATTCGGCAAAGGCAATCCTTCCCCCGACAATCGCAGGCGCGGAACGAGGAAGCACGATATATTTTAATAACTACAGGCAGTACATGGCAGACCCGCAAATCTTCGAGGGATGGTCTGCTCATGCAATCCACCTGGACGAGGAAGTGCCTGAGAGCATATTCAATACCTTGCTAGGCAGAACCGCTGACTATCATGGACGATTGATCCTTACCTTTACCACGCTCCAAGGATGGACACCATTGATCAATAGCTTGCTCAAGGGTGCGGAGACGGTGAGGACGAGATATAGTGAACTCTTGCAGAAGGAATTACCCATTGAACAAATCTCTGCGAATTGGCCTGATTGTAGGATACATTACTTTTGGTCAGAGCAAACTCCATTCATTGATTACAAGGAATTGGTACGCACTTATTCCAAGCAACCACAGGAGGTAAAGCTTGCCCGCCTGTACGGTATCCCGTCCAAGTCGTTCGAGGGACGCTTTCCAAAGTTTAATCGCGAGACAAACGTTATCCCGCATGAGAGGATTCCGTT